TAATTAACCTTTTAGATTTAGCTAAAAATACTTCTAACTCGCCTATAGCTTCTATTAATTGTTCATTCATACTCTATTCATTGACTCCACAAATTCATTAACGTTTATACTATGACCTTTTTCTATAGCTCGTTCATAGCTTCTAATCAACTTTAAATATTTTTCTTCTTTAATCTCTTTATCCGACCTCTGTACTGTAATCATACCACTTGGTATATATCTCACCTTAAGTACTTTCTTTTTTCTTTGTTTATTAGTTTTATCTATAACTTTACTCTGACTATAGAATGTTCTCTTTGTACCATCTACTTTATTAATGATAGTGGTATCTTGTATTTTTTCTTTAGTTATATATTGGATTAATTTATTTAGATGTAGCTTTAACGCTTGGTAACACGTGAACGTTAGCTTTTCCGTAACTTTATCTATAGTAAAGTTTATTGTTTTATCGTTTGGTATGTGGATATCAATCATAAAATTTTAACTTAATGCAAAACAGCCACAAATCTTTGTCTGTGGCTGTCTGTTGATAACTTAACAATGTTTATTTTTTAGCATCGTCGTTATCTTTTGGTTTTTTATCGTCGTTATCTTTTGGTTTTTTAATGTAGATACGTGGTATACGTGTATCACCGTTTTCATCAATACAGTAATACTCTTTAGTTCCATTTTTCTTTAAGTTATAACCATCGGAATGTTTTTTACAAGACTTTATAAAGTCTTTACGTATAGCTTTCATTCCAACACTATCACTTTTAGATGTAGCACGTGAACCATCACTAATTAAACCACTATCTTTAGCCGATTCAAGAAAAGCTAGTATTTTATCATTACCACTAGCTTTAGCTAAATCAAATAGTGCTTGCTTAGTCTTACCACCAATCTTAACACCAACGTCGGCTTTAATAACTTCGGCTTTGGTATCATTAATAACTTTAGCTTCATCTGTAGACAAAACCAAATTAGCTTTAGTTTCGTCTGTTGTAGCTTGTAAGTTACTCACTATAGACTGTGGTTTAGTTTCTACATTATCAACTTTAGATTTACTTACTCTAGCCATTAGTATCTCCGTGTTTAGTTAATAAATGTACTGTTTTCACATCACTAAATTATATTAATCTCAGTTATAATACAATAATAGAATAAAATTAAAATACATATATAGTATTTACTCGCTGTATTTAAATATCAATCTTAAGTGCTGATATTGTTGTCATAATATATGTTATGCGACATTAATGTCATATGCTTTTCAACCAAAATTGCCAACCACAGAAAAATGGCACGGGGGGGTGCGACGGACGGAAAAAGACAGACACACATTGTAACCCTATTTTTTACAATTCCACACTATATTTATATTTTTCACCTAAATTCTAAATTCTCCTTCTTATTATAACTATATAGCCTATATGTTATATCTATACCTATACCTATATCTATATCTATAGCTATAGCTATAACTATATTATATATATTATATATAAGGGATAAAAATAAAATATTTGATTTAAGTACTTAAAAAGCTTAAGTTATAAAACAAAATAAGGAACGTATATGAATATTAAGACATTTGATGATGATGCTTTTGTAGTAGATGCAGAGTCATATTTCAATTTCTGGTGCTGTGATTGCAATCTTAGGCATTTAGTAGTAATAGAAGCTATAGGTAAAGGTGCTGATGTTTTTAAAAGTGAAGGTGGAAAGATAGCTTTAGGCTTTAGCAGGGATGATGCTGCTACAGATTTATCTAGAAAGATAGAAAAGGTCGTACTTTATAAGCGTAAGAAGTAAAACATATGTTTACTAGGAGAGTAAGTGGTAGATTGGAGCATGTTTTTAGTAATAAAGATGAATTTAAAGGTATATATCCAGATTTAGCTATAGTTTATGATTGGAAGACAGCTAATGAAGGGGATTGGGTGCTTACGGATGATAAGCAAGTTTGTAAAATACTCAAAAGGTCTAGCTTTAAGCCCCGTTCAGGTAAGAAGCCAGTTGAATATGTACGAACATTGCTTGGAATGGCTACAGTTACAAAAAATTCAGCACTTAAGGGCGAGCCAGTCCGTAACATATACTCTTTTAGTGGCGAAGAGTACTCAGAGAAGCTAAGGGAGAATAGAGATAAGCCTACAAAGAACGAAATTATGTTTGCAAAGTATGTTGCTAATGGATTTGATGTTGATGAAGCGTATATTAAGGCATTTAGGACTAAAGATGAAGGTTATGCAAAGAATATTTCAACTAGACTCATTAAAACAGAGAGGATACAGAAATTGATTACAGAAGAAATGAAGTCGGCATTAGAAAAGGCTGGTGTAGACCCTGAATACTTACTAATTAACTCTAAAAAAATTATAGATAAGGCAAAAGCAAGGGATTCTGATAAACTTAGGGCTATAGAGACACTAATGAAGGTAGCTGGCATGTTTCCAGCTAATGACAAGAAGACTGAATCACTAACTGTATTCCAAGGGTTCTCACGTGAACAGCTTGAACAGCTAAAATCTTCTGATACTAAAGCTTTAGCTCATGCTGAGGTTGAGCATAGTGAAAAATAATGAAGATAATCACTATGGCGACTATTTAGATATAGATATAGTTAAGCATGACTATATTATAATTGATGATAATAGGGATTATCTTGTAGTTGACTATACTACTGGAGAATTAAAAGGTACACACAATACATATAAGTCTGCTAATAAGCATAGAGAACTTCTAGAGTATGGATAACGTAATAATTTTTGAAATTAATCTTAAAGATATATATAATATAGAAAATATTGATTTTTCTCTATTGATGTACTGGGTAATTAATGAAGACTATATCTTCTCAGAAAGATTCGAAGGCTAAAGACGAAGTACTAAAAAGGTCTTACAATGACCTTATTTACTTTGGCAGGGCGTTTTTACCTAAAGATTTTTTAAATAAAAGCTCTACGCCTCAGTTCCACTATGAAGTAGCTAAAAAGCTTATATCTACAAACCCAGGTGCAAGAATCTGTAATATACTTCCTCGTGGTTTTGGTAAGTCTATACTGTCAAAAGCTGCTATCTTACATAAGATATGCTTCTCACCTAAAGATTCTAGAAATTTTATAGCTTGGGTAGCTGAAGAGCAGGGTCAGGCTATAGACCATCTTAAATATATAAAGACGCATATAGAGTATAATCAGCAGATAAGGTACTATTTTGGCAATTTAGCTGGAGATTCTGTAGGAAATAGGTGGACTGAGAAAGATATAGTTACTTCTAAAGGTGATAGGGTTATAGCTAAAGGTACTTCTCAAAGACTAAGAGGTCGTGCTGAAATTGATGTTAGGTACACTGGTATCATACTTGATGACTTTGAGTCCGAGTTAAATACTAAAACTCCAGAAAGAAGGGAACTTATTAAGCAATGGGTCGTTTCAACCGTTTTCCCAGCTTTAGAAGAAACTCCTGGTAATGAAGGGTGGATATGGTTAGCTGGTACTATAGTTCACTATGATAGTTTTTTGCAGATGATAGTTGATGGTTTTAATACTGCAAAGAGTAATGATGCCAATTATCCTTGGGATGTAACGTTTTACAGGGCAGTAGAAGATGGAAAGCCGTTATGGGCTGACCAGTTCTCATTAAAGAAGCTTGAATCTAAAAAGAATGAGTTTATAGAAGCTGGACTTGTAAATAAGTTTGCACAGGAGTATATGAATGATGCACGTGATATTTCATCTGCTTCATTTAAAATTGATAGAATTCAGTATCATACTAGTACTTATGAGTCAAAAGGTAGATTTAGCTATTTAATTACAGATAAAGACGCAGTACCGATACATGTGTATATAGGTGTTGATGTAGCAGCTACTGCTACTAATACATCTGACTATCAGGTAATATTAGTACTAGCTGTAGATTCTAATAAGAATAGGTATGTATTAGAGTATTTCCGTGAAAGGATACCAACATTTGATGTTCCAGAGAAGATAATAGATTTAGCTAAAAAATATTCACCAGTAAAACGTGTTACGATAGAAACTGTAGCTGCACAGGAAATGGTTAGAGATATGGTTACACGTATGGCTGCACAGGATAGAAGGCTTATACCTGGTATCTTTAAAGGCATAAGACCACCAGCTGGTATAAAAAAAGCAGACAGATTAGAAACTTCGCTAGGTCCAATAGTAAATTCTAAGAAACTTTACATTAGAAGAGAAATGACAGAGATAGTTGATGAGTTCTTTGAACATCCATTACCTCGGCATGATGATATACTTGATGCTTTATATTATGCAGACTATTTTGCAAAGGCACCTAGAAGTAGTTCTATGGGTATAGATATGTATGAAAAGGTAGAAGAAAGACCTAAAGCTATAAAAAGGGCATATAATTGGATGACAGGTGCAAAAATATAGTTTTGTATATAATAAATGTTTTATATTAGCTTATGATTGAAACTGACCCTAGGGCAGATTTAAACCAAGAGTTGTACCGTAAATGGCGTGATGCACGTTCCGATTGGGATACAGAAGCACGTAATGATATAGATTTCTATTTAGGAAATCACTTTACTACTGATGAGTCTGATGACCTCCAGTCAAGGAATCAACCAGATGTACCGATGGATAGAGTTTCTCCTGCAATAGAGAAGCTGAAAGCTGTCCTTACATCCAGACCTCCAGTGTTTACTGCATCTCCAAGAGAGGATTCTGATGCCAAGATGGCTAAAGTGTGGCAAACC